GTCATTTTCGGTCTGCTGATCATTGGGTCGCTCGTTTACGAGTGGCTGCAGGACATCAAAGACCTATGACCCCTGTTTACGGCTGGCTTCCGTTATGGTCGGCTGATAGGAAACTACTAGTGCAGGTGTTTACATCTGCTGACGGCCTGATCGAGCGCGTGACAGTCAACCACCGACTATCAACAAACGCACCGTGGGGGCCATCTATCGAAGTGACAGAGGATTGTTCAAACGATTCATGTGCATAGCACTACTCACCACCACCCTGACCGCAACCCGAGCCAACGCCTACGGCGAAGAACTGGTTATGGATTGGCGGTTTTACCGTCGGCTTGCCAAGTGCGAAACAGGCGGCGATGTAAACCACTCGACCCGCAACTACACCGGGATGTTCGGCATTGCTCGAGGGACATGGCAACGCTGGTCAAACACATCATCGGCAAAAGGTCTGACCGCACTGCAGCAGGCCCGCGTCGTGGACAACATCGCGTTCGAGGGGCACTGGGACCCGGGTCGTAAACGCTTTAAGCATCCGGTTGGGCCGTGGGGCTGGGGAGTTGTAAAGTCCAACTGTATGGGTTTACAGCGTCTACTGTGCGAGTCTCGACACAGGCTTGTGCAACGCTGGAAACGCAACTGCAAGTAAACAACCATTGGGAGAAACAATGAAAACAAAAGTAGTGGCCTTTCGCGTAAGGGAAGATCAATACCTTGCCCTGCAACTGGAGTCAGTGCGCAGCGGGAAGAAAATCAGCGACATCGTGCTCGATGCCATTTGGGTTGATTTGCAAATCATGGGCGAGCGCATGCAAAAAGAAACTAAAAGGCTTGAGGCGAAGGCCAAGCGCGAAGCAAAAAAGGCAGCGGCACAGCAGGTCACCGATGCACCTACGTGACGATCAACTAGCCGAGCGTTTACGCAACATGGCAACCGACGCGCTGCTGTCAGGCGATGACCATAAGCATCGCATTCTCAGCCTTGCTGCGGTGCGTCTGATGCTGATGGCTGACAAGTACCAACCGAAGCCCGAAGCCACACCCGGTGTGACGGTCGGGTCATGGCTGGTGCACCCGTCAATTGCTGATGACGACATTTGGAACCCCGACACATGGCAGGCCGAGTAATGGGCCGCGACTCAATAGACATGCAGCGCAGCCAGTTCGTCATGTACGCCATCCTGTTCCTGATGGGTGAGGCGTGTGCGTGTGACCTGTATCAGGGCGAGTATCAGTGCATGCGTTGTGACTTGCTGGCTCGAGGCGAGCAGGCGTACCCGATTCAGCACCGACAGGCGTTGACGACGATGGCGAGGAAACATGGCTTTCAACCTTGACGATTATGAGCCTGTAGCGGCGCGTCACGCTCGCTGGCTTGCTGACCACCCCGCAGGGCGCACCGTCACGCATCTGCTGTCTGCACCGGGCGCGGATGTGTGTGTCATACGGGCCGAGCTGTGGGTCGACGATCAACTGATGGCGACCGGGCTTGCGGAAGAGATCCGCGGGCAAGGCAACGTAAACCGCACATCCCATGTGGAGAACTGTGAAACCTCGGCGGTCGGTCGAGCGTTGGCAAATGCTGGCTATGCGGGTTCGGATGTGAATAAACGCCCGAGCCGTGAGGAGATGGCTAAGGTTCAGCGTATGTCGACCCGTACTGATGAGGCCCGCCCGTCTGTGCGGATCGTGGAGGCTGCGGGGGCCGCATCTGAGAAGCAGGTCAACTACGCGAAAAGCCTGCTGAAGGCACAGAACTACCCGGTGCCTGCCGACATTGCTGGCCTGTCGAAGGGTGACATCTCGAGCCTGATTGAACGGCTAAAGAACGGCACCTACAGCCCGCCTGTAAACGACGAGGAACCTTTCTGATGAATGACGACATTGTGACCCGACTACGGGAGCAGTATTTCACTTGCGAATGTTTTGGATACGGTGATTGCAGTCGTTGTGAAAGCGACAAAAAGGCCGCCGATGAGATTGAGCGTTTACGCGCCGAGGTGCGTGCGCTCGAAACCGAACGCGACCAATGGCAACGGATGGCAACCCGTGATTGAGTTCATCGAGTTCTGCGCAACCATGACCCTTGTGTTCATCTTCGGGGTGTGGTTCGGGGCGAACGGGGCGCGCCGTGGCTAAACCACTCGACGTGTCCGAACGGGTCTTTCAGGATCAGGTCGAGCACATCGCCCGCATGAACGGCTGGCAAATATTCCACCCGGCACCCCATCAAGTGCGGGCAGGTGTGTGGCGCACAGACGGCCAAGGTTTCCCCGACCTCGTACTGGCCCACCCAGACCGCGGCCTGATCTTCGCCGAGTTGAAAACGGAGCGCGGCAACGTCAGCCCCGCCCAGAAAGTTTGGGCTCGGGCAATCCTGCCTCACGCAGAGTGGTACCTTTGGCGACCATCACAACTCGAACTGATCGCTAAACGGCTCGGCACACGCAAACCGTAAAAACTGAACTGACACAAGCCCACGTCGGGGATTGCACTCGGCTGGTAGAACACACGGAAACGTGGGTAGACGAGCCTTGCCCGAAACGGCAACGAGGCTCGAGCAGCGTACGAACGACATAAACGCGAACAGGTGACCGTCCACGATTGAGAACATCCGGCGACCTTGGAGCACTTCTCCTAAACCGCGGGGGGCACAAACCACAGACTTGCCTGTGCACAGGTGGCAAGCCCCCTCGGGGGGGCGCGCCAGTGGGGGGAACTACCATAAGATGCGAACATGTCCAGACGCCCAACCCCCGAATTCCAACGCAACCGCAAACAAGTCCTCGAAGGCCACCCCACCTGCCACTGGTGCAAAAAAGCACCCGCCACAGACGCAGACCACCTCATCCCCTACGACGCAGGCGGATCAGACAACCTCGACAACCTCGTACCCGCATGCAAACCATGCAACAGCAAACGCGGAGCCACATACGTAAACAACAAACGCGCCATCGCAACACAAAAACGCAACGAAGCACTAGGTTTTTTTGTAAACGACAAACGCAAGCCCCCGACCCTTTCCTCGGTTATCTCCAACGAAACCGAACCGGTTCGGTCTGGGTCTTCCCTGATCTCGAGCGATGGCCCTGAGTTCGGGCAGGATGAGCCGCGTTTAGAAACGCCGGGTGTTGGGTCCTTATCGTTTGGGCCTTTGATTGCTGCGTGGTCTGCGGAGCATCTAGGCCGTGAGTTGTTTCCGTGGCAGGTTCGAGCATTGACTGGGGCTTTCAGCCATGACGATGACTTGCGGTTTACGCACAGCAAGGCTTTAGTGTCGGCGGCGCGTCAGAATGGCAAGACGACAATGAACGCGGCAATCGTGGGGTGGGCGTTGTCAGAGTTGCCACGGATCTGGGGTCGCCCGGTGCGGATCATGTCATCAGCGCACGAGTTGGCCTTGGCTACTGAGGTGTTTGAGGAACTGCGCGACACGTTTGAGTTGTGGGAAGAGTCCGGGCTGTGCAAGGTCACTTGGGCCTATGGCCGGCACCAAGTGAAAATGGTCGACGGGTCGGTGTATGCAGTGAAGTCCGCGACCGGGAAGAAACACGGCGGCACGTGGGACATCATCCTGCTCGACGAAATCTGGGCCATGTCCGAGGCCACAATCTTTGGTGCTCTGCTGCCGTCGCAGATTGCGGTTCCGTCGCCGATGTGTTGGATGACCTCAACCGCTGGGGATGAGTCGTCGCGCGCCATGTCCAAACTGCGGGAGCAGGGTCTAGCCCTGATTGACTCGGGGCAACCTGGCGACCTGTACCTAGCCGAATGGAGTTTGCCGAGTGGCTGTGATCCCTTGGATCCGACGTACTGGGGATTCCCGAACCCCAGTCTCGGGCGCACCATCACCGTCAAGGGTTTACACGCCGCAGCGTCTGCCCCTGACCGCAACCAGTTCCTTCGGGCGCATTGCAACTTGTGGGTGGCTGCCGCGTCGTCGTGGCTTCCGGTCGGGCTGTGGAATCAGCGCGTCGCCGAAGATCTAACCCACGACGGTGGGCCGTCAGTGTTGGCTGTGGATTCCGCTGTGGATGACTCCAAGTACGTCGGGGTGTGGGCACGCAAAAACACCCTCGGCGAAATCGTGGCTTCAATCAGGTTCACGACCGACTCGATCCATGACTTGTGGGTGCGGATCGGTGAGGCCCTCGATGCCGACCCGAAACTGACCTTGGCGATCACCCCGTCGTTGGCTGTGCACACCCCCGAAAAATACATCCGCCGTAAACAAGAATGGGGTTACGGCGAACTGCTCAAGTGGACTGGAATCTGCCGCAGCCTGATCGGTGAAAACAAGATCAAGCATGACGGCGGGGAAATGCTCGCCGAGCATGTTGCCCGCGCAGTGCTAGTCCGGGCACAAAACACGATCGTAATTTCGAGCCAACGATCACCGGGGCCGATTGAGGCTTGCAGGTGTCTGATTGCCGCCACCGTCATGGTGTCACGGCCTGCGTCGTCGGGGCGGGTCGCGTTCGGAGTTTCCGCGTAGGGTGCTTGCAACTGTTAGCAGACGGTGTAATACTGCTAGCAGATGGGTCTTTTCTCACGCAAGGTTGACGGCGTGCACTTCGCTAGTGCACCCGTAAAGGCTGCCGCAGGTGCAGCCAATGTCGGCA